TGCCACGATTGATCGACACCTGCTTCACATAAGAAGTCACATCCTGCCAGTCGGTGCTACCTTCCAACACATACACCGTTTGGTCAAGAACACCAGCCACAGCCGAATCCAACACAAACGCATTCGTAGACGCACCATAATCCATCTCAACGGTATAAGTCCCACAATTAGGAATCGTGACAGACATCGTGTTACCTAGTCGTCACAGGAATCTTGCCCACAGAACGGTTGTACTGCTGCAACGCCTCAACCACCTTCGCAGGCAAACCCTGCTCCGCAATCGCAGCATTGATATTAATCGCATACGTATCCCCAGAACGAGTAGAGAACGCCCCCACCCCAGCCGTGTTAGCAGGCTGACCCGACACCCCAGCCATCGGATTAGGCATCCCACCCAAAACCTTCGGATACTTCAAAATCAAATCAGCTGTAGCCTTAAGCGACTCATTCAACCTATCCTGAGCCTCACGCTCACGATCAATCGCATCAGCCAACGCCTCAGCCGCAGCCATCTGACGTTCTTTAGCCTCAGTCACATTCTTCAACGCCTCGTCATAAACCATTGAACCGATAGTCGCACCAAAAATAGTTTCATTCAAAAGCGTCTGCTGGTCATTCAAATCTCTAGTTGAATCAACCTGATAATCAGTTGCATCAGCCACACTCAATTTCGCCTCAGCAAGATTCAACTCTGCTCGACGAATATCCATAGGAGAAGACTCAGGGTCTTTACGAATCTCGGCCAGGTTCTTCTCAGCATCAGCAACCGAATAGATAGCCTCCTCAACAGCCATCGTGGCGCGTTCCTGCGCACGTTGCGCCCTAGCCAACTCAACCTGCGCTGCTTTAGCCTCAGGACTATCAGCACCAAACCCCTGAGAGATTTGATTCAAACGCGCTACCGCTTCAGCAACATCAAGATCAGCTTCAGCCTGAGACTTCCTAGCCCTGTTAGCGGACTTCTGTGCATCAGACAAAGACTTCTCGCTACTGGTTGCATTCTTCAACGCATCGCTATATTCCTTAAGTTTGTCCGTAGCCTTCTTAATAGAGTCAGTAGTTTTCTTAACTCCACCACCCAACTTATCGGTGCTAGTAGTAGTGGTATCAAGGGTTGCACCAAGCGACCTAGCGATGTCAGTCCATCGAGAAGACTCAGCACCGGCAGCTCTAGTCTTACGATTGTTTTCGTTGTAGATGACGCCTAACTCTTCAACGACTTTCTTTTGCTCAGCCAAAGCAGCATTAACATTATCTAACTGTTTTTTGGTATCTGCTGGAGTGGAAACACGAAGTTCAGTACCAGCAATCCCGTTAATGAACCCAAACAAAATGCTAATTGGGAGGAACAACAACTGAAGCGCACGAGTTACACCATCAACAAAATCAAAAAATTCTGCTTTTATTTCAAGCAACTTTAATTTTGTTTGCGCACCGGTATAACCCAAGTTGTCTGCAAAGGCATTCAAAGAACCAGACAAACCACCAGTTCCGAACGCACTAATTGCAGCCTGAACAGCGTTCGGAAGGTTCAACATCACGTCTTTGAACCGTTCACTATTCAGAATCGCATAACCAATGGATTCAACTGCTTCACCGACGATGATGTTCAGTCGCTTTAATTGTCCTTCAAAAGTGTTCGCAGCAACAGTAGAAGCACCACCGAACTGCTTAGTTAGAACTTCTTGAGCGGCAGCGAAATCTTTAGTCTTAACAATGTTGGCATCGAGTGGAATACCAAGCCTTGTGAATGCACCGACATTACCGTTAACACCCTTAGCCAACGCCAACGTGACGGTTTCAAGTTCCTTACCTGAACCAGCAGAAATATCTAATGCCAAACCAAGCAACTCTTGAGCCTTAGTTGAATCACCAGTAGCACGGGTCAACGTGGCGATAGCAGGCCTTAACTGGTCATCAGCAATACCAGTAGCACGTTGAGTGACATCAATGAAATCTTCAACCTGGCGAATCTGGGCAGTCGTAGCACCAGTAGTTTTGACAAGTTGGTCGGCTAGAAGGGCTTGAGATTTTTGGTCTTCGGCTGCTGCTTGAGCTGCTTTGAATAAGCCTGCTGCGATAGCACCTGTGGCAGCAGCGCTAGCAATAGCAACTTGTCGAAACGATGGGAGGCTTAGGCCTAACTTTTTACCTAATGCGCCTAGTTCCCCTCCAACTGATTTGATGCCTTTGGTGGCACCCGTAACATCAGAAATGAATTTAACAACGAACGTCCGCTCACCAGCCATGCGACGATTCTACTCAATAACAGACAACCCATTCCGTAAAGCCCTGAACTCATCCAACATCGCAGAATATAAAGCCTTACCTGTGAGGCCATCCCACCTAGAAATATCTACAGGCGCATTCCACCAAGCCTCATCCAACACCTCTGCACCAGCACGACGCTGACGTGGTTGACGCACCTGCTTAGCGCGTGGTGACACAGGATTTGAAGCAACCTCAACATCGAGCGTGAACGACGAATCCAACAACTCACCATGACCCTCATGGAACTCAAACGGCTGATCGGGTGCATGCTGTGGCAGATAGAAAATACGTGCAGGGTCTTTAGTCTGTGGGTCACCAACCAAACCGATACGGTCATGCAGCTCCTGCCACACCACACGCCACAACGACGCAGGCACCTTCTCCGCTAATGGCAAGACCAGGTGATAGTGAGGATTATCCAAGCGATGCGAATACGTTGAATAAGCAAACCATTCCAACCCATCCAACCTTGCCTCATCAAACGCCTCGCCGTCCATGTCCACCACAAGGGCTTCAACGAACCTGACATTACGGTTGCCTCTAGTCGTACCCAAGTCATACTCAACCGGTGACCACAACGCACCAGAAGCCTTCTCAGCGTTCTCCTCATGGAACGACAACAGCTCTTTCAGCTGCACCCATGACGAAGCCAACGGCTTCGGATAAATTGACTTCACATTCTTAAACAAAACAGCCATAACCCCTCCTACCTAGAGGGTACAGGAACCTCAGCCAAAGTCAAGCATTATCCTTGAACCTTAATCTTTGACGAAAATCAAGCCCTTGTCGGTCATGTTGTAAACACCACCAGCCTTAGCACGGGCTTTAGCAACAGCAGCCTTATCGTCAGCCAACTTGGCTAAGACCCGATCAATGGCATCCAAGTACTCTTTGGCGATGTTCTCTTTTTCCTTACGGACAGTAGGCCAAAAGAAGTAACCCTTCCGCCCCCGATGCCGGAGGAACTGCTGGGTACGAGGCCTAGCCCCACCACCGAACTCCGCACCGAAGAACACATCTCCCCTGGTGACTGGACGTTTGCGGTTTTTGTTGGGATTTGATTTAGAAATAAATGGGGACTTATGACTCAACGAAACCGTAGGAGTGATAATTGACCTAGCCCTCATTCCCCTCATCACCTGTATCGCTTGACGGGAACGGGTTACCGTTGCAGCCTCTTCCTTGGCTTTGATAATCAGGTTCGCTGCAACCTGTCGAGATGCTTTTTTCATATCTTTATCAAAGTTTTGGTTTGCTCTTTGAGCGTCGCGCAAGAACTCTGCGATGCCAATAATTTCAATCGGGTCATTCCCAGCAGAAACGGTTACCCGTTCTGCTCTGCCAAATGCTGTAGCCATGAGAACAGACTACTTGTTTAGATGAATTGCTCTCCAACGCAAATAAGCGAACATCGTGAACAACATTCGAGGGTCTTCTGCCAGCAACACCGAAGGCGCAATACCTGTCTCAACAGACAGGTACGCAATCATCCAATGGGCTGACTGATCTCCAAAGGGACAATCACAGCGTCAGCTTGGTTACCCAACTCCAATGCTTCAATCTCGTTAATCCACGAATCAAAATCTAAACCAGTACGTTTCGTGCGATGCTCAGAATGCCAAGCCAAGAAACCTAAATCGGTGAGCGTTAATTCAGCCTCAAACTTTGCAACGCTTTTACTGAACTTTTGTTCAAAGGCGATGAAGTCTGGGAACGCAGCGATGATGGTGCGCTTTGATTGATCCAATGACGACGTTACTTCTAACGCTATTTTCATTTGTCCTCCGCAGGGTTAAGGGTTTGTTAGAAAACTTACGCGCCAGTACCAGTCTTAGTTACAGCACCATCGATTGGGTAGGTAACTGAAGCAGTTGCCAAATCGCCAACAGCACCAGCAACAGGTGTCCAAGTCAACGGAAGCACATTGAATGCGTACGAAGGGTTGGTGCTTGAAGCAGAACCAGTACCGTTTGGCTTGACCGTGACAGGTACAGCAGTCCCACCGTTCCAAGCGTCGTAGAACAACTTCTCAATCGTTGGGTAATCCTGATGCAGTTCGAGTGTGATGGAGTTGTCTGCAAGACCTGAGATGCGAGTTACTGCATTGGACGAACCGAACGAAGTTGTAGCAACCTCAGCCTTGGACAGGTTGAGCGTTACCGATGCAACGTATGAAGTGATGTCGGTTGCAGCTGTACCGAAGGTGACCGCCACGTTTGTGAGAACTTGCTTTGCCATGTTTGTGACTCCTGCCTTCCGGCACTCGAAGATTTACTAATGAAACTATACACGCTCGCAGGAATGCGTATCAACTAAGCGTACACCACCACACGGAAGTCAACCATCAAATAGGTTGCATCGTTGCCATCCATCGTCGAGATATTCGAGGCAGACTCAACCAGCAGGTTCTGCACCACCCCATCCAAAGTGCGGTCAGCTTCCAACGCGGCACGAACCGAAGTTGTGCCGTCATACGACAGGAACCCATCCAAAGCCGTCTGAGCGGAACGCTCCGCAGACCTACCCACAACCACAGACACATTGAAAATGTGGGTCACCAACCCGCCACGCATCGCCCCGTTGTAGGTGATTGATTCCAACATAGGCCAAGCGAACGGGGCGTTCACATTGTCAGGTTGCTGGGCGTAAGCCCGCAAACCCTGAATCGTGGTCAAAGCGTTAGCGATACCAGTTTTGATATCGGTGACAGAGTAACTCACGCAAAAATCCGCATACGACGATACGGCTCAACCAACTGAGCCATATCAGGGTCAAGGAATCGAGATACACGAATCGCACCCAAGTCACCGAAACCAGCCACACCGAGCGGCGAGTCGTAGCGTTTGAAGATGCGTGAAGCCTGAATGATCGTTGCCTGGGTTACTGGCTCCGGCACAGAAGGCCAACCGAACACAGCGGTCACCTGAACCAAAGCCTGCTCACCATAGTTTGCGTTAACTGTTGGGAACAGATAATCGCCAACAGCACGAATCTTGTCGTAACTCCACGTCAGCCCGTCAAGGTTTCCGTTCAACGGTTCCAACTGGTAATCCGAAACCTTCCAAGTCAAATCAAAAGTACCGTCAGCCTGAGTAGAACTCCGCAACGTCAACGCTGTCCCAGCAATGTCATCAATGGAACAGTAGAACGAATCCTCAGCCTGATAGACCCGTGTTTCTGCTGTGCCTGTCTGCCAGAAACGACGGTTGCAATAACCATCAATCAAACGCGACGCTGCACCAACACAGTTGTCAATCAAATCATCATCAAGGGTGTCGCCAACCCCGATGCGTAGAGCTGCCTTGACCTGGTTTCTGGTGGCGTAACCTTGGTTA